TCAACTTCCTCCAGTCGCTGATTTTTCCTTGTGGGACATATTTGGGACACCTTCTGCAAAAATCGAGTCAATTTGACGTGCGTGCTCAGTTAAATGGTTAGGTGCCAGGTGAGCATATCGACGGACCATTTCGATGCTTTCCCAACCACCCATTTCCTGAAGTACAGAAAGCGGAACGCCAGACTGAATTAACCAGCTTGCCCAGGTGTGTCTCAGGTCATGGAAACGGAAATCCTCAATTCCTGCCCGTTTGCATGCCGAGTTCCACGCCCGATTGTCATCAACGCGCATCTTCCTTACAGATGGGGTTAATGAGCGATCCGGGCGATGCCATGCTTTAGTATGGACGAACACCCATTTATGATGGTTCCCTATCTGATCGCGCAGAACCTTACAGGCAGTATCATTAAGCGCTACGCCAATAGCGCGGTTTGATTTGCTGTCCTCAGGGTTAACCCAGGCAACCCGACGCTGCATGTCGATTTGCTGCCATTCCAGATTGATGATGTTCGACCTTCTGAGGCCGGTCGCCAGCGCAAACTTAACGACCGACTTCAGCGGCTCCGGACATTCATCAATCAGCCTTTTCGCCTCTTCATGCTCTAGCCACCGAACGCGCTTATTTCTCACTGACGGTATCTTGATGACTGGCGCTTTCTCCAGCCATTTCCAGTCTCGCTCAGCTGCGCGCAGGATAGCTTTCATCAGCGCCAGGTGCTTAGCCTTTGTCGATGTAGTGACAGGCTTTGGCTCAAACACTGGGATCTCCTTACCCTTCCTCTTTGCCGCTTCAACTCTTTTCTGCCAGGTCTCCCTTGCTTTCCTGTTCTGCATCCTGCTAACCGCAGCATAAATCTTTGCCTCGGTAATATCCTTTAGCGTCACGCCTTCGAAATGCTCAAGCCAGAATCCCATCCGGCCTTTATCGGTATCGAGCGATTTCTTGTCTGCTTTCTCTTCCAGCCAGCGGAGGCATGCTTCTTCAAAAGTCACTTCAGGAAAGTCGCCGAGCCTGTCTACTCGCCAGAGTTCGGCCTTTCTTTTATCGTGCAACTCCTGAGCTTGCCGCTTGTCCGCTGTCCCAAGAGATTCCTTAATTCGCTTCCCGCCCGGGAGCGAGTACGAGGCGTACCATATTTCACCTCTGCGGAAGATGGACATTTTCGATCCTCTTTATGTGCATCACCCGCGCTCACTCCGACAGTATGCAGTGGCGAGTTTAGTGCTGCAATGCATGCCTGTCTGGTTGTGAGGTATGGTGACTTTGGTTTACTTGGGTCTTTTCTGGTTGCGATAAGCCTGCCTGATCGTATCCAGTTAGTGGCTGTAGGACGTGATATCTGCAGAAACTCACAGGCTTCGGCCAGAGTAAGGCTATGTGATTCCATCCATCACCTCCGATGCTTACCGCGTAATTCCTCTTCTTCCTGACAGTCAGCGCAGCGCTGACAGCCCGCCACCAGTTCCCGGCGCCGCTCGGGTATCTCTTCCCCGCAGTCGCGGCAGTGAGTAGCCGAGACCGCCGCATGGTTGATGCGCATGTTCTGGATGGTCATTTCAAGCCGGCGCTCTGCCAGCTCGTTGGCCTGATCGATGATTTCTGCGCTCATGCTGCACGCTCCAGTTCTGCGAGCCCGCCACGTACCGCGTCAATGATGCGTTCGAGATATTGATAATTGTGGTTTGGCACTGCCGGCCATTTTGCATACCACGGATCATCACCAAGCAGACCAGGCAACTTATTACCGATGCGACAATCGCAGCAGCTTTCCTTCACATCCTCAGCGTTTTCTGCCTCCACCCACATATCCCTGGCCTCCTCAGCATCGATTTCCTGCTGACGCCGGAGTTTGATGATTTCACCCTTTACAAATTCAAGGTTGGCGTCGTTATCATCATCAACTGTGCTTTGCAGTTGCGGGTCGAAATAGCCGATAAGGTAGTCATTGCTGACACGCTTAATGAACTCCTGAACGTTGTCTCCGCCCATAGCAAACCAGGCACCGGTCCACGCCTTTCCGAAGCAGGTTACAGTGATGCACCCCTTTCCTGGCTCGTAGTTTTCAATCACCACCCTGACAGGGTCGAGGCGTTCAACATCGGAAATGGTAAATGCCAGAACATCGCTTTTTTCTACCTTCATGATTCCACTCCATACCGGCCATTCATGCGGCCAATAACACTGACAAATTTCACCAGGCTGACACCCATCGGCTTTACCTTCTCGTAGTGCTTGCGAAGGATGGGGGGGCATACAGCGTTCCACTTCGGTTTAGGCTTTACGCTCATCGCTTTTGTTATCTCTTCTGCGCAGCGACGAGCCTGGGCGCGGAGAGCGTTTTCTTTTTCTTCTGGCGTCATGCGACCCCCATATAAGCGCGAATGAAAGCCGCAGCTGCCTGTGCGTTTATGGCGTTGCCGTAACCCTTCAGGCGGCCGACGCGGTTGCTGCTTGCCACTCTTGCCACCCCGGGCTCGACTCGTCCCAGGCGTGCGGCAGCCCCATCAACCAGCGGGAATGTGCCGGGTTCAACTGGACGCCATTTTCCATCTCGACAAAAGAGCCAGTCCGCATCTCGCCAAAAACCGTTAACCTCAAGGGGCCGCAGGTGTAAGCCTGGCGCGGCAGCTGGTCCAGTCGATCTTTCCCGTCCCGCTGCGCCGTCATTCCCGACGAATCCTTCCAGTCGCGTGACGTTGGAGTTACCCAACCCGTCAGTAGAACGGTTCCCGGTAATTTCAGGCAGACTTTCGGAGTACCGTCCGGGTTCTTTCCGCTGTAGCAATGGGTCGACCCCGTCGCGTCGTTCGCGAGCGGAGTTTGCCAGCCAGATAATTTCACCGCTCCGGACAGGTTCTGCAGTCCGCGCTTCGTTTCTGGCTGTGGATTCGTATTGCAGGTTGGCGTCGGCCACCCAGTAGGCCCGCTCTCGTTCGTTCGGCGACCCGACACCCGCAGCCGGGAACGGCGTAAGCCCGAAGGCGTAGCCCATTCTTTCCACGTCATTTTGTACAAGGTCGAACCATGGATCCGCACGACCTCCTGCAACTTGCTCGCCAGCGATGCGCTGAGGTCGGCACTGCTTGATAAGCCAGCCAAAGGCAGGCCACAAATGTCTCTCGTCACCAAACCCAGCGCCTTTGCCAGTCGAGGAGAAAGGCTGGCATGGGCAACTTCCTGTCCAAATCGGTCTGTTATCCGGCCATCCGGCCAGACGCAGAGCATATGACCATCCACCAATCCCGGCGAAAAAGTGGCACTGGGTAAATCCTCTGAGGTCGTCAGGTGTGACATCTTCAATACTCCGTTCGTCAACTTCGCCCGGGGCGATATGCCCGGCGGCTATGAGGTTACGCAGCCACTGCGCCGCGAATGGGTCGATCTCGTTGTAGTAAGCTGTCGCGCTCATGCTGCCTCCGTCTTCACAACGTCGATGGCGCAGCCAGGGATCAGCTCAACGGAAGCGGTGGCGCACTGGTTGCCCCAGTGGCTCCAGCCTGGCGCTGCGCTGCGGCTGAATAACTCAATCCGCGTCACGTCGCCGTAGAGCAGCTCCAGGCGGTGGCGAACTTCCCACGGCTTCTCGCTGTGCGCGCCGAGTGGGCTGTAGACCACCTGCTTAATTCCGGCGTGCTTGCGTTCCAGCCCGGCACCGCGGGTGGCGATAAGAACGTCTTCGGTATTGGCGCGGGTATGATTGCCACCGTTCATGCGTGTCTCGGCATTCAGCAGGTCGAGGAAGTCGTAAAAGTCGGAGATCTCTCCCTCTGCCAGAGCCTTGGTAATGCGCAACTCGGCCAGCTGATTCAACTTCACCCAGGTGAAGCCCTTCATTGTGCGCACCGTAAAGCCCCAGGCTTCGGCCAGCTCGATCGCCTCCTGGTTGTGGGTGCCGGTGTACCACATCGCCAACACGGCGTTATCCGCGGCGAGCTCCCACACCGGGAGCCGCTTCATATCGAGCAAGCTCATGGTGGGGTAGTGGTCGACGGCGGCGCCGTTGCTGATCTGGTTCCCGTAAGACCAGGCCGGGTCGGCATAGATAAGTGAGTAGCGGTTCATAGGACTGACTCCATTTCATCGATATAGAGGCCAGATGCGATAAGCCGGCGGCGCCGGGCCGCTTTATCAATACATTTCTGGCGGTTGCCAGAGGCGGCCTGAGCTATCGAGCGCTTAGTGAACAGGCGAGTTTTACCCTGCGGGGTAATGACCTTTGGCCTTGTGATCAGGTCAAAGGTGCGATCGCAGATGCCGTCCTCGTTAAGCCAGGTTTCCGATGCGATCAGCTGTGCAATGCGGCCTTCTCCCTTGGTTATGCCGTTCGCAACGCGGTTAAACTCGACAAGCGTCACGCCGAACTTCTCCGCTATTTCGCTGCCGGTAACAGGACGTCCGCGCGTCTGAATCATCCAGATCACGCGCTCGCGAAGGCCGGAGAATTTCCCTGCTTTGCCTGGCCTGCGGTAAAATGGGGTGCGTTTCATTTCCACTGCTCCCCGAAGGTAAAGCCGATCTCCGCCAGCGATTCGTCCATCTTGCTGATGAACTCCGGCACCATTTCGTTGAAGTCGGACATGTATTTTTCGTCGCGCTCAACAACAACATGGTGAATACCTTCTCGCTTCATGCGAGGGTCGTAATTCGCGAAGTACCAGGCATCCTTCCCGGTTACCCACATGCTGAATTGCACCTGGGCCATGTAGGCGGATTTGATAGCCTCGAAGCCGCCAAGCCGGAACTTCATGAAGTCCCTAGAGGTAAAAGGGCACTTCAGCTCAAGGCCGCGGCCATCACTGCACAGGCCGTCTGGTGAGCAGGCAGTGCGCATACCTTCGTCACGGAAAAGGATCGGCGACTCGGTTACCTGCACGTCGGTGGTGAACTCAAACAGGGTGCGAGCGTCGGACTCATACTGTTTCCCCCAGGCCAGCGCCTTGGCGTTAACTTCCGGCGCCGCGCCGGTGCAAACCTCTGCGAGCAGCGTGTGGAAATAAGACATTTTCATGTCAGTCCACTTGGTGCCTGATCTCGGCTTCGAAATGACGTTATGGACTTCCGAGGCGGTGATCACGCCCAGGCGTAAGCGGTGCCAGGATTCATCACCCTGCTCAACGCGGGTAACGTCAATGCCAGTGCGTGCAAGGATAATTTCTGGTGTCATGCTGCCACCTGCGCTTTTTTCTGGAGGAAGCTAAAGCCTTTCTGCGCTTCTTCTTCGGTGAGCTGTGACGCCTGGAAAATGTCACGCTTGAAGATGTTGCTGCACAGAGGCAGGAAGTCCTGATCCCAGTCCTTATTCAGGGACGTCAGAAGGTCGGTAATTGCCTGCAACGTTTCCTCACTGGCCACCAGGGGGAGCGCCTCTGTCGTGGTTCGCGGAGTTACGTCACGCGCATCAACTTCCAGTGTTTTACCTTCCATCTCTTCGGCAGTGGGCTGCTGGCCAATTTCAGGCCACGCCTTACGCAGAGCCTGAGCCTCGGCACACTTCGCCAACTGGCCGTAAGGGCGCTTTTTCCACATTGCGTTTGGCGCGGTAGTGTCGCGGCCGGCGGTGGCATAGTTCTCAACCCAGTATTCTTTCGCGCTGAATTCGACGATCTCCCCGCTCGGCATGCGCTTGCTGACTGTGTATTTGCACCATTGAGGTACGGTCACTTCAATACCGGTAAGCGTCAGAGTGACGTCCGGGCCGAACTCTGGTTCTTTTGCGCCAGCGTAATCACCGGAGCGATCGGCCTGAATCCGATAAAGCCCGATGCCAGGCATAACCACATCGCGCCACTCGCTTTTACCCGACTTCGAGTCCTTAACGCTCATCGGCACCAGATGAACGGGCTTCAGAAGCGGATCGAGGTTTCTGGCCCGGCAGTAGTCCAGCGCCATCATCACCGACTCATCCTTGGCACCAGGATAAATACTGTTCTTGAGGGCGCTCCAGGTAGCGCCGTCAATGCCTCGCTCAGCAAGAGAGCTGGCTGTAATCACAAGTTCGTTAGCCATTGCTATTCCCCAAAGTTAAAACGGGCAGCCGGTGCGGTGATCCCAGTCGTATTCCGCCTGGGCGTAAGCTACTGCCGAGATGAGATCGTTATATGCCTCGCCAGCTGCATCGCTGCGGAGGCCTTCGTATGGGCTTTTGTCCATCGGCACAGAGAAGCGGAACAGGCCTGACGGCTCTTTCGGCAGCGCGTCGATAATTTCCTGCGCCCGATCGTCAACCCACTTTTGCTTCTCTTCGGTGAGCGACTGTTCAGCCCATTTCCGTTCTTCGATAGCGTCGTATGCGCGGTATGCGTTCATAAGCACCTCAGTAACTGATACCGGTATGAGGAATGCGGCCGTCTTTAACCGCGGTGAGTACCTCGATAGCCTGATCCCTGGTAAGGCTGGTATTGGCCAGAAGAGCTTTGACGATTTCAGTGCCTACAGCCTTGCGGTGCTTAACGTCGGCTTCGCGGCGCGCCTGCTCATCTGCTTTACGTTTCTCCTCAGCCAGGCGGGCCTGTTCGCGCTGCTCTGCCTCGCGGCGGATGCGATCGGCTTCTTCCTGTGCTTTGCGGCGCTCTGCTTCAACAGCAGCCTGCTTTTCGCGCTCCGCACGCTCAGCTGCTTCTCGCTGTTCACGTTCGGCTCGCTCTTTGGCCAAAATCGCTTCACGCTCCCTGGCGGCTGCGGCGTCAATTTCACGCTGCGCTTGTTCTGCTGCTTCACGCTTCGCTTTCTCTTCGGCCTGGCGCTTAATCTCTTCTTCGCGGGCAATGCGCTGGCGTTCGGCTTCTGCATTCTTCTCGGCCTGATCACGGTCGAAAGCGTCATTCATCAGCAGGGCCATTTCATGGTCAGACTCAATACGAGCAGCCAGCTGACGATCGAACTCTTCATTCATGACCAGCGCTTCGACGTGAAGGGCGTTCATGGTTTCTTCTGCCTTAATGCGTTCCTGCTCGGCTTCCCATTCGGTCAACGGCTTACGTGTCGCATCGCGCAGCTCGTCACATGCGTCAACGAACCGCTTAATTTCCGCCTCAGCAGGGCGCACAGCCTCTTTAAGGCGCTTCAGGTACTCGCGGCCCGGCTTTTCGATTGCCGTCTTACTGCGTGATACCTGCGCCGCCAGAGAAGCGACACGGTCACGACCTTTCTTGGTAGTCAGGTCCGGAACCTCGTTCACGGCCTGGCGAATCTGCTCCAGGTACGCGTCAAGACCGCCAGCCCGGTACAGGGTCGGCGCCTGTTCTGGTTTTATTTCGATGACGGTTAAATCCATTATTTCGCTCATGGTTTCCCCTGAAATTTGGTTGTAAGAATCCCGGCACCGTAATGGCTGCCTGATAGCTCGGTTAAATTCATGCGCCGATATGCGCGGTTAATGCGTCCCGGCTGGAACCAGGTTCGGTTCGATATTGCGTGAAGCGTATGGCCGGCGGATGTGGCGCAGATTGCCCTGCGGCTCATGCCAGTAGCTGCCGTCGCGATAGTCGAAGCTGACCAGCCAGGCGGCGCCGGTGCGGCGATTGCGCATCATCACGGCGCGTCCGCTGTTAGGAATTGAGTTATCCATTGAGCACCCCCGTTACGTGAAGAATTTTGATAATCAACGCTGTCCAGATAACGCCGCAGATCAGCAGGCAGTAAATCAGTGAACGAATGCCTTGTTTGCTCATTTGCCACCCCAGCATGCGAAGCTAAAAAAGAGGACTGCAACCAAAAACGGAACGACCTTTAACCAAAAATTACGCCATGCAGGCTTGTCTTCTTCGCGGATCATCTCTTCACCTTTGCCTTATCGCGGCTAACGGAGCGTTGTTACCTATTCCCGGCGCCAACGTTGTTGTTTGGATGGATTGAATATACAAAATACAATCTATCTTGTAAACACATAAAATTGTATTTTGTTGTATTTGGCAATCAAGTGGTTGTTTTTGTTGTTTTAATATTTGTTATTTGGCGTTTTTTCGTGAGGTATGTTGTGTCGCGGGCGAAAAAAAAGCCCGACATCGGGCTCTGCAGTAGTGGTGGCGGTTATTTTTGCAGGATTTTTATTGCTGAAGGATTGAGCATAGAAGGGGGGAGGCTGCGAAGATGATAAAGGTAAGTCATATAACACCCGCAATCCCTTGGGAGCGATATGTCATTGAGAAAACCATCAGCCCCAGGCTTTATCAATTTTTTCTTTATCGCCCATGATCCCTTAATTACATAGATCCTCCCATCTCGTTCTTCATGCTCTTTGCAGCCTCTTGATTTCCATACAGCTGCAAGGGCATTGTTATCAATTGCATAATTATGGTCAGCTGCATTCAGTAGCGTTTTCGCATTATTAACCGAAGAGTCAATGTTTAATGGCTCATACTGTTTCAACTTCTTTTTCGCAGACTGTTTTTTATGCCGGAAAAGAATAAATAGGCAACAAAAAACTGCTGAAAAGGCACCCAGCAAAAAAGATAAAATACTCATTATTACAATACCTTAAAGGTTAAAGTAAAACTGAATACCAAAAAACTCGCCCTATGATTTCAACGTCCTGCTCCATCGCCTCTTCGTCCTCTCGGTTGAAGCTGCGGATCACAAGAATTCCACCTGGTTTGCGGTATAGCTGCTTTATCCGCTTTAGCTTTTCATCTCCGGCCCCTGGTTGCGCAATAGCATATAGTTTTCCATCAATAATCCGTTTGTTATTGGTGTCAACTGCAACCGTTGTTCCATCAGGAATAACTGGCTCCATGCTGTCTCCAGTAGCTGGGAAGCAGATAACGCCAGAACCATCGCTGTTGGCACCAACTCTTCGCAGAGTAGCTTTGGAGAATCTCAACTTAAAGCCATTGTGATCATCACTTTGAATGCGCCCATTTCCGCAGGCAAATTCGATATCTTTCAAAAATGGCACTTCTACTTCACCCTCACTTAGCGGGGTATTTTTGTCCCATGAGTCGACCTGGGACCATTCTTTCTCGGGAGGGATCTCACTGGTCATTTCATGCTCACCAGTTAACAGCCAGCTAACTGAGCACTTTAAAGCTGCTGCTAGCTCTGGCAAGTATCTTGGGCGCTTCGTTCTTCCGTCTTCGAGTTGCTGTATGGCCTGCTGAGAGGTTTTAGCTAGTGAAGCCAGCTCTGCCTGCGTCAATGATAGCTCCGCACGCCTAAGTTTTACTCTGTCCGCAATATTCATATCCACCTCATAAACCGATCCCTCATGCTTACAAGAAACAAGGTATTTGACAAACAAGTTTGTTTGACAATAAAATACAAATAACCTTGTAAAGGAGGCATCATGGAAACTCTTTCTGACCGCGTTAAAAAACGCCGCAGTGAACTTAATTTGACCCAGGCTGGTCTTGCTGAGCTTTCTGGAACAAAACAACAGACTATTCAGCAAGTTGAATCCGGATTAACAAAACGCCCACGCAAGCTCATTGAGCTAGCTACTGCCCTTCAGTGCGAGCCACGCTGGCTTCTTTTTGGAGAGCAAGGGACTAAAACTAATGCCGCCTAACCGGCGGCCTTTCAATCAACACCAGAGGAAGTATCACAAATGGAGAACGCAATTAAACGCAATAAGGACAACGCACGTCGCATCGAGACATGGCTGCTGAATCGCATCTCTCTCATGGGAGGGAAAAAAGTGGCCATGGCTGTAGGCGTCAATGAGTCGCAGGTTACGCGCTGGAAATCATCTTGGGTGCCGAAAATGGCGATGTTACTGGCGGTTCTTGAGTGGGGCGTGGTCGATGATGACATGGCCCGGCTGGCAAAGGAGGTGGCAAGTCTTCTCAAAAAAGAGATGGCCCCAAAGTGCTCGAAACACTTTGAGGCCTGATGCGAATTAACTGAACAAATTCACAGGAGTAATTATGCCTAAGAGCAACAGATTTTACCAGGCACAAACACACAAAAATGTTACCCGCGATCGCTTCATTCGCTCGGTTAACCCGGTGGTTGGCATGAAAATGCGCGCCATCCTGGAAGAGCTGAAACGGAAGGAGGAAGGCCGTGAGTAACGTTCTCCGCATATCCGATTTTAGAGGGTCTCAGAAGCCCATGGAGAAACCTCAGCCATCAGGGCAGGGGTTGGTATTCCTGCACCGTAAAGTAAGAGAGCTGCCGTTCTACAAGAGCGACAGTGAGGCCGTCCATTTGTGGATCCATCTCATCATGGAAGTGAATTCAGCTGACGGTATGGTCACCACGGAGTTTGGCGAATACCCAGTTTCCCGCGGTCAGGTGATCACCGGGCGACATGCCTTGTCGAAAGACACGGGAATAGCACCTGACAGGGTTAAGTACCTGCTGAACAAGTTCGCGAAAATGGGCATGATCACCACTCTTGCAAACAAGAAATTTACCCTCTTAACCGTCACCAAATACGACGACTATCAGCAATTTTTTGTGCCAACAGAATGCCAACAGAATGCCAACGCAAACCCAGTAACCACGCTGCGTACAGGCGAGGTTGTGCCAACAGAATGCCAACAGAGTGCCACAAACAATATATTAAATAATATCTCTTCTACTGACGTAGAAGAGAGTGCATCAGCATCGCAAAAATCAGAACCAAAAAAACCGTCTCTCAGCTGTGAGCAGGTTGTTGAGGTTTACCACCGGGTTCTGCCAGAAGCTCAAGGTATCAGGATCCTCACTGACAAGCGCCGTAACCTGATCCGCTCGTTCTGGCAGAAGGCCAACAAAATTACCCGTCAGCTTGATGGCCACAGCTTTACCCTGGCCGACTGGGAGTCTTACCTGAGCTACATCGCCAGTAACTGCCGCTGGATGCTTGAGAATCGCCCTGATCAGCGCACCGGGAAAACTTGGCGCCGCAAGTCGCTGGAATACTTCCTGAATGTCGATGTCTACGCCAAAACGCGCGAGGGGGCCTGTGATGACCTCTGATTTCATGACACCTCCGCACAGCATTGAAGCAGAGCAGAGCGTGCTGGGCGGGCTCCTGCTGGACGACGACACCAGCGAGCGTACTCAGAAGGTGCTTTCGATCCTCAAGCCGGAATCTTTCTACTCGCGCCAGCACCAGGTCATTTTCGCTGAAATGCGCCAGATGTACCGCGACCATAAGCCGGTCGATCTGCTGACCCTGTTTGATGCTCTGGAAAGCAAGGGGCTGACAGAGACCGTTGGGGGCTTTGCATACCTGGCTGAAATGTCGAAGAACACGCCAAGCGCGGCCAACATCGTGGCTTATGCAATGCGCGTTCGTGAGACGGCGATGGAGCGTTACGGCATCGAGAAAACAACGAAGGCGATCGAGTTGCTGTACTCCCGCAACGGGATGACGGCAGAGCAGAAATTCGATGCTATTCAGGGGCTGTTCACTGAGATAACCGAGCACGTAAAAACCGGCCGGCGGACAGGGCTTCGCACGTTCTACGACGCTGTCACTGACTGGTCAGCAGAATTCGACGAAAGGCTCAAGCCGGATGGTCGTTCCCGCGGGTTGTCGACCGGGATCCGCTCTCTGGATGAGCTTCTCGGTGTGAAACGCATTGTGCGTGGCAGCCTGTTCGTTATCGGCGCTCGCCCGAAAATGGGTAAAACCACGCTCTACACCCAGATGGGGATCAACTGCGCGACGGTCGAGAACGAGCCTGCCCTTATGTTTTCCCTGGAAATGCCGGAGGGGCAGATGGTCGAGAAAATCACCGCCCAGAAAAGTCGGATCTCGCCAAACCTGTTTTACCCGGACATGACGAAGGATGACTACGGCTATCGCGGGGACTGGAACAGCGATCTGCAAAAGGCCACCGGTGTAATGGGCGCGCTTATTGAAACCAACAATCTCCTGATTGATGACACCCCGGGCATTTCACTGGCGCATGTCATGGCTGAGTCTCGCCGCGTCAAGCGCGAACGCGGCAAGGTCGGGATGATCCTCGTTGACTACCTGACGCTGATGACTGCCGATAAGGCAGAGCGTAATGACCTGGCTTACGGGCTGATCACCAAAGGCCTCAAGACCCTGGCTAAGGAGCTGGATTGCGTCGTCGTTCTCCTGACTCAGCTTAACCGTGAGCTTGAGAAGCGAACCAATAAGCGCCCCTTGCCGAGCGACTCCAGAGACACCGGGCAGATTGAACAGGACTGCGATTACTGGCTGGCCATATACCGGGAGGGCGCCTACGACGAGAACGCAAACCAGAGCGACACAGAACTCCTCCTGCGCCTTAACCGGCATGGTGAGACTGGGGTTGTCTACTGCGAGCAGCGTCACGGGGCAATTTATGACTGCGATCAGGAGGCTGCCAGTCAGCGCCGTCGCGATAAAGAGCAAAAACCAACCAAGCGGGGTGGATTTTGATGACAGGCAAAGACGCAATTCTGAACTACCTGAAAACGCATAAAACCTGTAGCTCGCCAGATGTAGCCGCGGCTTCCGGGATGACGCATACCTGCATCAACCAGGCTGCAAATATCCTGGCAAAGCAGGGGGTGCTGGTAGCTGAAGCTCGGGTGTGGCGGACGGTTTACTACCGGCTGGCCACTGAAGAAGAAATTTCAGGCAGAAAGAGCACAAACCAGATTTTCAACGAGTGTCGGCAAAGCCCGGCGATGAAGCGGGTACTGGCTGTTTACGGGAGAACATCAGCATGACTATCACACTACAGGCAGTAAACGAGCTCATCGCCTCCCTGGAGAGCGCAGGAGAGCTGTCGATCAAAGAGACAAAGGTTATGGCGCTGGCGAAAGCGTTTAAGCAGCTGGCTGCGGAGAATGTGGGGCTGAAGGCAGGGCGCAAGTTTTTCATGTACAGCGATGATGCAGGGTTTGAGAAGTACCAGACTCGCGAAGAGGCAATCAAAGCAGCTGAAGAGATGATTGATGATTATCGCGGGGATGCTGGCGATGGATGGCCGGAGGAGGCAGGAACAACCTGCTGGGGCGTGATTATCCAACAGGCCACTGAGTGTGATTACGAAAAGCCGTCAGCTGAAAACGGGTGGCTTGGCTCGTGCGATTACAGATTGCTGCCTGAAACCCCCGCCACCGATCGCATCGTAGCCGGGATTAAGGCTGATGGGGTGGAGGAGTTTGTTGAAAAATGCCGTGAGAAATCTAAGCAGGCCATTTCTTCTGATATCAGGGACAACTGGTGGCTTGCCAGTGAGCACGCTGATGACTTCGCCAAGCAGCTGCGCGAGGGGGACGGCAAATGAGCAATCGCATCCCTAATTTCGGCTGGAACCGCCTGAAACTGGCAACGCTCACCTATGAGCAACTGGCGGAGCTTGAGGAGCAGGTTAAGGCCGAGCATGCCTGCAAAAACGGCATTCACCTCTTCGACAAAGCCGGCCAGCGCAAACTCGATGCCCTTAGCTGGGCCGTATACAACAAGCAGAAGGCGGAGCGAGCAGCATGACTGATATCACCGAAATGGCGCGGCGAGTCGAACACATAATTTCAGATATGAAGCTGAAACACGGCGATAAAGATACGTATGCGCCAGTCATGAAATGGGATGAATTCCTCGCGCTGGTAGAGGCGCTGGAGAAGGCGCAGAAGCGGATTTCTCAGCTGGAGTCCCGCACTGTGAAGCTGCCAGAGCCATTCAAGTTGGCTAAATCATCGAGCGGATTAACTTACTACTACGCCGACGAGGTCGATGCAGCGCTTACCGCCGCTGGCATCAAGTGGGAGGCTGAGTGATGGGAATAACTGAAGGATTTTGCGCCGATTTGTATTGCGACTGTGATGGTTGTCAGTCAGGGAAAATCTATCCGCAGGGGCAGGCTGATTTTATTGGCCGGAATATGACCGACATTTCTCAGCAGGCGCGCAAAGCTGGCTGGCGCATCAGCAAAGACCGTCAGCGCTGCTATGCGCCAGGCCACAAAATTTCACGGGGAGCCAACCAATGACCAAATCAACCATAACCAGAGAGCGCCTGGAAGAAATTGTCAGCGACCCAATGATTAATCAGGGTAGCGAGTTTGCGATGATGGCCCGCATGGCGCTGGCCGCAATGGAAAGCGAGGCAGACTGCAAGGAGAGAAAACTATTCTGTATCAACCGATACAGCCAGGATGAGAAAGGTAATCTCCGTCTCTGCTGGTACCGAGGGTGCGCCGCTCTATCGCCACGCGCAGCCGGTAGTAGATATCGAGCCAGTGGCAGAAGTTTTATCTAACCGCCCAGGCAATGACACGTCGACAATTGACAGGGCGCTTCCTGTTGGCACTCAGCTCTATCGCCACGCGCAGCCGGTGGCGGACAGCGAGCCGGATCGCAATCCTGTGCTGGCGTATGCCGACAGTTATCGTGATATGGCGAAACAAGGCGTCGAGTCAGTACCAATTTGGAGCGTCATTACCGACCTCGAGCGAAACATAGCGCCGCTCTATCGCCACGTGCAGCCAGCGCCGGTAGTGCCGGAGGAAAAACCAATTCCAAATACACTGAGCATGTACGCCGTGGATGCAGTAGCAGCCATCGCTGAGGTGAAGGGCTGGAACGCCTGCCGCGCCGCCATGCTCGAACGACAACTTGTCGACCGTGTCGATGAGAAGTCGCTAACCAGCATCAATCCCGCGCCAGATCTGGTTTCCTTGCAAAAAAAAGCTGAGTCGATAATCGGCAACTATACGGGAATTCCGGATGGTTACGTGATGGTTCCTGTCGAGCCGAACGGCGACATGCTAGCGGCGGCTCAAGATGCATACGGCGAAACTGATGGCGATATCGCAAGCACACTCCGCGCCGCGATGCTCAGCGGAGGTAAGCCATGAAAGACAAGCTGCTGCTACTCAGAAATCAGCTGAAGATGGGGCATAGAATATCATTCGCTGAAGCAATGCTCCTGCAGAGAGCTATCGACATTCTTGTGAATAAGGCTGGCAACCCTCCGGCGCAATCAGATTGCTGCCTGGCGCAAAACCACGTTTCTCCGGAGCAAGGCGGCGACACTCCAGCGCAAAGGCATGGATGGATTCCGTTAAGCGAGCAGATGCCACCAAGTCGTCATGAGGTTTTGGTCGGGCGTTGGTGGGGAGAGAAGCCGCGGTGGTGTTGCAAATGGGCAACGTATATCCCTGGCCACCCTGATGCGCAGGGTAGTGGCTGGTTGATTCCCGGCGCGTCATGGACGCCAACTCACTGGATGCCGCTGCCGGCCGCACCGCAGGAGCCAAAACCATGACTGAGGGAATGCGACAGCACCGCGCTTTCGTGCTGACTTGTTTGCTGGTAATAGCTCAGCGCAGAACGGCGCAGGAGATAACGAATGGAAAATAAACCAGAGTGGCAGCAGCAGGCTGAGAAACTTGCTGAGCTGTACGGAACAAGCTTCGTGATATTCAGGAATGGAAAGGAGCCTGAGTGTGTCGATCCCACGAAAGTGGCGCTTTCATTTGTTGCCGAAAGCAAAAGGCGCTTTGACGAGACAAGAGAGGCCATGCGGCAGGAACACGAGATGGCATCATCCAGGCTGACCAAGCATCGCTTTATTCCGAAATAAGGTTGATAGTGGTATATAATCCCCTCCACAGCAGAGGGGATTTTTCTTATGTCGAAGTGGAACATTGCAGCCAAATCGAAAGACGAGCAGGACAAGGTCAACGTCGACCTCGCGGCGTCCGGTGTCGCGTACAAAGAGCGGCTTAACCAGCCGGTAGTCGCCGAAGTGGTAGCCAGAGAGCAGCCAGAACACCTGCGCGAGTATTTCATGGAGCGCGTCCGCTACTACCGCGAGCAGAGCGTCCAGCTCCCCCGCGCATCCGATCCGCGCTATCTCGAAATGGCAGAGCAGAACGCCAAGAAATAGCGATTTTCTCGTATATGCTCATTTTGCTTTTATCCCCGTGACGGGCGATAATTACCTGGTCAGCCTGAGCAACTGACACGATTATCCGGCGCCAAGTGGGGACACATGGCGCACAAAACCTTACAGCAATCCCTGTCACCGATGACGAAGGCCACCGGCGATTTTCTGCATTCAGCGTTTGGCCTCTGCGGAGGTGAAGCGTGAGCATCCAAAAAGATGGCATCCGCCTTCATAAATCTAATTTCTCCGCCATAGGGCAACAGATTCAGCCAATGCTGGAATCTGGTGACTGCTATCGGCTGATCCTAAAGCCTTGGCGAGACAAGCGATCCATTCCGCAAAATTCTCTTATGTGGATGTGGAACAGCGATGTGGCAACTGCAGTAAACCAACATTCGACTGAAAAACTTAACGAGGAAGACCTACACGAGTTCCTGAAGGACATGTTCTGCCCTGCCAAGCCAGTAACGGTTTTTGGTGAAACCAAGATGGTGAAGTCCACCAAGCTCCTCGACACCGAAGAGATGACCTTTTACCTGCGCCGCATTGAAGTCTGGTGCGCAGAAAGAGGTATCAAACTACGCATTCCTGCTAATTCCGAATACCACGAAAAAGGACATGATCATGTTTGACGATGAGGTATGGAAAGAAACGGCTGTTTCTCGTGATTATGAGGTTTCTTCGGAGGGGAGATTCAGATCGGTTGATCGTGTCATTGAAACCATTGGCGGCTATTCAAAAGGATTATCAGGGATGCCGATCAAGCCTTTTAAGGTGCAGCCGACAGGGTATCTCCAGGTAAAAATCTGCGGGAAAAAATATTTAGCCCATCGGCTGGTTGCGCTGGCATTTTGTGAAGGGTTCGCAAATGGCCTCGTGGTAAACCACAAAAATGGAGATCGAGCAGATAACAGAGCTGAAAACCTTGAGTGGGTAACTAGCTCAGAAAATATCAAACACGCCTATAGAGAGCTGGGCGTAATACCGGAACAGCTAGGGAAATATGGCGAAGACAATAACGCAAGTAAGGTAGTTATAGCCACCTGCAAAATCACCGGAAAAGAAATCAGATATGGCGCTGCAATGGACGCCGTTCGAGACGGTTTTGATAGTAGCTGCATTAGCCGTTGCTGCAACGGGAAGTCAGTAAGCCACAAAGGATATTACTGGCGCTTTGAGGAGTCTTCGCATGCACAGTCTGCTCGCTAAGGTCATGGATCGCGGCATCTTCCGCGTACCGGCGCGCCGCAAGCGCAAGGTCGAGGTTAAGCCTTCCGATATACCGACCCTGAAGGACTACACCGCCCGCCTGGTCGATAAGAAGTGGCTCCGCCTGAGAGCAAGGAGTCCACATGCTTAAACGTGCTCAGCGCCGTTGCAAAATCTGCCGGGCCAAATTCACCCCAACATTCGAAAACCATCGTTGGTGCTGCCCTGAGCATGGTGCTGAATTTGCCATGCAGGAACTTGAGAAGAAGCGCGAAAAGCAGGCTCAGGCGAAAGAGAAGAAAGAGCGCGCAGCCTGGAGAAAGCGCAAAGCAGCGGTGAAACCGCTCCGGCACTGGGAAGATATGACTCAGCGTGTCGTTAACGACTATATCCGCGAGCGTGACCACGATCTGCCGTGCATCAGTTGCGGCACGTTCGACACTGTTCAGTGGGAGGCCGGTCATTACCGATCCCGCGGGAAAGCGTCTCACCTGCGCTACAACGAGGACAACATTCACAAGCAGTGCCATCACTGCAACGTGCAAATGTCAGGTAACCAGCAGCAGTACCGCATCGGCCTGGTAGAGAAAATCGGCGCTGAGCGCGTCGAGGCGCTCGAAAACAACAACACCCCTCACCGATACACCATCGAAGAACTGGAAGGCATCAGGCGCCATTACAGCGCGCTACGCCGTGCGCTCATAAAACAACGGGAGGCCGCATGAGCAAAATCCAATACCCAATGTCCACTGCCGCAGTTTTTGATGACGTGGTTTATCCCATCCACCTGAACGGGGCGCATCAGATAGAGAGCGAGGCTATGGGCGCGATCAGATGGTTCTGCCGGTGGAACAACGAGGAGATGGCCGTCGTTAAGGCGCATGTGCTGTTTAGCTGCTGGGGCCTTTACCTGACGTATGACCAACTTATGGCGGAGGCCAAATGAGCCGTGACGTTATCGAACGCATCCGCGACCGCTGGCAAAAGCTCCGCCTCTGCCGGCACCGCGGCACTGTACTGGTTGACTACCGCATACTGAGAAATTTCGTTCGCATCTATCAGACCCTGGGAGAGACAGCATGAAACTGGAATTAACCAACGAACAGCACCAGTGGATAGATCAGTGGCTCCAGCTTTGGGGCGCGTGGTGCCAGACAGGGAAGATAGACAAGGCGATGATAAATATGATTGCCAAGTTCATGGCCACCGTTGAGCCACAAGCACCATCAAGGCCTGTGTGCAGCGATGATGATGGGATGCTGATTGATGCCGTTATCCGGCATTATTTGAAAAACGTAGATGAGAACGCATGGAAGGTAATTTTTGCCTATTACGTCTGTAACTCAAGCGAGATAAGGATCGCTTCATGGCAGCATGCTGTGAGCAAACCTCGCCTGATGAAGACCCGTGCCGGAAACCAGTATAAGCACCCGAGCATTTCAACCATCCGCCGGGAAGTTAAGCAGGTTATCAACGCGGCACTCTTTTGCCTGTACCAGCCGCTGCAAAATGCGTTTAACGATCGCGAAAGCGTGAGGAAAATTGCAAAAAATAGTCATAACGTGCTTGCATTTCAATGAACAAATGAGCAATATATTTAGTGTAGGTTGCCGTATTTGCGTTTGACCTATCAGAACACCGAGCCTCGCCATCGTGCGGGGCTTTTTTGTATCTGCAATCCGGTCAGGGCTCTTGGGTAGAGACGTGCTGCACGACACGTTGAAACCCTACACGCGCAGAGCCCTGAACCAGATTGCTGGTTTAGCTCAGCAGGTAGAGCGCCTGCCTTGTAAGCAGGATGTCGGCGGTACGATTCCGTCAACCAGCACCAGATAATGGCCTGGCCTGATGACGGGCTCATAATCCAATCCATCAGGGCGTTGTTGGCGCAACGCAACAGGCCGCCAGATATGGAGCACGGGCATTATCGCCTAAAATAAGTCCTCCCCCGGTGCCAGATTGATCGCCTGGCCGTTGCTCCACGAAACGGAGCCCATAACAGGTAAGGGCATTGTAAGTAGCATATCTGGGAAATGCGGCTTATGCAGATGCGGTTCGATTCCGCCGCAGTGCTCTTTCCGTTGTGGTGAATGCGTAGGCTGATACGTTAGAGACGGCACCCCTTGATGAGGACAGCGCTATCTCTGGAGAATAGTCTTGGGTACGTGTATGCCAGAGAAAGCCGGAGATCAGCACCGGCCACCACCACCTCATCCCTCTACCTTGGGACCATTACGGCTACCGCGCCGTCGCTTTTACCCTTGGTATTTCTTCCCGCCTTGAGCGGGTTTTTTATTTTCAGGGTCGCGGGAATCACCCTCGACGCTTTGTTGGTAAATCAGCCCGACGGCCCTGAACCTTTTACTGACTACAGATAGCACCCCGAACATTATCGGAGGTGGAGACTATGAAAATGCCTGACAAAATCTTTTCGGCGGCCTCGTACTGCTCGTCAGGCGGCCTGATATGCACCGGGCTGGCAAGGACCTATGACTGGTTTCATGGTCTTGACTGGAATTTTATTGCCCTGGCCAGCGGCGTGATAATCGGTGTAGCGACTTACCTGACCAATCTCTACTTTAAGCGCCGCTGGACGAAGATGTATCAGCAGTCCCTCGATCGTGGTTATGGTGGCCCGCCACCGCAGGATGAATAGCGATGGCTAACCTGAAAACGAAACTCAGTGCGGCCATGCTGGCGCTTATCGCTGCTGGCGCATCAGCTCCCGTTCTCATGGATCAGTTCCTGAATGAGAAAGAGGGCAATAGCCTCACGTCATACCGCGATGGCTCCGGCATCTGGACGATATGTCGTGGAGCAACCCGGGTAGACGGAAGGCCTGTAACGCAGGGGATGAAGTTAACCCAGGCTAAATGCGACCAAGTTAATGCCGTCGAGCGCAATAAAGCGCTGGCATGGGTTGATCAGAATGTGCGGGTTCATCTTACGCCTCCTCAAAAGGTCGGAATTGCCAGTTTCTGCCCCTATAATATCGGGCCAGGTAAATGCTTTCCTTCCACTTTCTACCGCAAGCTGAATGCCGGTGACCGGAAAGGCGCCTGCGCTGAAATTCGCAGGTGGATTTTTGATGGCGGAAAAGATTGCCGCGTGCGTTCCAACAATTGTTACGGCCAGGTCTCTCGTCGTGATCAGGAAAGCGCACTGGCATGTTGGGGGATAGATGAATGAGCCGGTTAACCGCCATTATCAGCGCGATTGTGATCTGCCTGGTTGTTTGCCTTGGGTGGCTGGCAATGCATTACCACAATGCTGCTGCTGAGCAGAAAACCAGAGCCGATAGCGCTGAGCAGCAGGTAAACGCAGCACAGGCGATCACCTCCAACGTTCTGACCACCATGACCATCTTCAACACCATCGTCGAGGCCAATCAGCATGCAAAAGAGCAGATCGCACTGGACGCATCGGGAGCCTCGGCTGATATCCGGGTTGCTGTTGCGAATGATGATTGCACTAATCGCCCTGTGCCTGCTGGCGCAGTTAAGCGGCTGCAGCAATACGCGAACGGTCTACGTCAAAGTGCCGGTGGTCCCGTTACCAGCCAGCCTGACGGCTGACACCCCGCAACCGGAAATCCCTGACAACCTGACGTGGGGCCAGAGCCTTGATTTAAATGTCAGTCTGCTATCAGCGCTTGGGCAGTGCAACCGTGATAAGGCTGACATCAGGCAAGCAGAGAAGAAAAGAGCCTCGCAATAGCGGGGCTTTTTATTGCGCTTCGCATGCGCATTTCGAAGAGAGACTTTCAGTCGTGAGCCTGGGCAAGCCGTTCACTCTTGGCGGCTTTGCCATGCGACAGGCTCACATCTAAAAGGAAAAAATATGAAAGGTGAAATCCACGATCACGCCTGCATAAACTGCTTTACCGATAAAGGTCCATGCCTTGGCGAATGCAACGTTTATGACGAAAACCGGAATCTCGCTGCAGGAATAATGCAGGAATATTTCCCGAACGGCGGAAGGGACTGGGATCAAATCCTGAGCCTATTCGATGCCATTTCCGCAGGGAAAATTCCGGGGGTACAAGCTAAGGCAATGCAGTCAAAATCATCCTCCTTTGAAGACGTAGTGAAGCCGGTAATCAAATGGCTTAACGAAAACGCCAACCCTCATACATCAGTGAGCATCGACGCAACCAGTGCTCAACTGCTTACTGGTGAAATCGGCATTCACACGGAAGAGTTCATTAAGGACTGATCGGGCATTACAGAGCCACTTCAAGAGGTGGCTCGATAATGTCACAACGAGGTAAGGACTATGGCAAAACCGGACTGGGGAGCACTGCAACACCAGTTCCTCGCCGAGCATGCCAAAACAGGAATATCCCCGAAAGACTGGTGCGCAGCGCAGGGACTGAATTACTCATCTGCGAAACGCTATATCAAAGTAACGACTTACGGTGCGAATTCGCAAAAAAAAAGTGCGAATAAATCTGCGAATTCGCAGAAGGAGAAAGGCGGGGCCAATAAAAACGGGAGGGTGAAAAAAAACCAGCCCGACACAGGCGCCCGCTCAAAATCTCCAGAAACGAAACCGATACGCGGATCACGCACCGCACCGCCGACGAACGCTTTCCAGCATGGCAACCAGAATGCATTAAAGCACGGTGGCTACGGCCGGCGGATGCTGCTCTCTGACGCTATCACTGAAGATGCCCAGATGCTCACGCTCGACGATGAGCTTTTCTGGCTGCGTGCGGCGAGCCTGACAGCGGCAGAGAATATCGGGCGCTGGCATACAGAGCTGGAGACGGCAGACAGCGAGCGGGCCAAAGATCTGCACGACCTTATCTCTCAGGCGCAGAAGGCTATGCATCGCAACACTGCGCGCATTGAGTCGCTGGAGTACACCAAAGCGGCGATTATCAAGCAGCGCGTTGATGCCGCTTACCGCGAAGCCGCGACCGAAAAGGTTGAACTCGAAATCGATGTGCTGAAAGACGGTGACAAGGATAACGCGATCGTCGTGCATAACTCGCTGCCAATCCCTGGAAGATAAATCATGGCCGACATTTACCTACCCACGCTACACAACGGGCAGTTAACGGTCTGGTCTGACTCCTGGGATCACCAGTTGAATGCGGTTCGCTGTGGTCGACGCTGGGGGAAAACCTTCATGCTGTCGAGCGCTGCGGTGACCTACGCAACGTCGCAGTTCCGGCGCCCGGGCATGGACATCGAGCTGGGCGGGCGGGTCGGTATCTTCACTGCCGAGTATCGCCAGTACCAGGAGATCTACGACAAGCTGGAAGAAATCCTTCTGCCGCTGAAAAAGAGCTTCAGCCGGCAGGAAAAGCGCCTGCTGCTGAAGAATGGCGGTAAGATTGACTTCTGGGTCACCAACGACAACAAACTGGCCGGTCGTGGTCGTGAATATGAAATTATCCTGATCGATGAGGCGGCGTTTACCAAGTCGCCTGAAATGCTGAAGGAAATCTGGCCGAAGTCGATTAAGCCGACGCTACTGACGACAAAAGGCCGGGCCTACGTATTCTCAACGCCTGACGGTGTGGACGAAGAAAACTTCTTTTATGCCATCTGCCATAACAAAGACCTCGGCTTCCATGAGCATCATGCTCCGACGTCATCAAACCCCTTCGTTCCTCCCGAGGAGCTGGAGAAAGAGCGACAGAACAACGACCCTCGCGTTTTCCGGCAGGAGTTCCTGGCCGAGTTCGTCGACTGGTCCGCTGCGTCGCTGTTCGACGTCCGCAAATGGTTTGAGGGTGAAAACCAGGATCAACCTGTCGATTACCCTGCGATGTGTCAGGCCGTCTTCGCTGTCATGGATACCGCCGTTAAGGGCGGAACAGAGCACGACGGCACGGCGGTGGTTTACTACGCCGTCGACACCAGGCCCGGCATTCAGCGCCTGACCATTCTCGACTGGGATGTGGTGCAGATCGATGGCGCGCTGCTGGAAGAGTGGATTCCGTCCGTTTTCGCCCGGCTGAATGAGCTATCCGGCCAGTGCGTCGCTGTAAATGGCAGCCTCGGCGTTTTCATCGAAGACGCCAGTATGGGCAGCATCCTCCTGCAGAAAGGCGAAAGCCTGGGATGGCCGGTCAACAAAATTGAATCCGCTCTGACCAGCAAAGGGAAGGATGAGCGCGCCATTATGGCCTCTGGGTATCACTACCGCGGGCTGGCGAAAATATCCCGATACGCCTACGAGAAGACAGCCGTCTTCAAAGGCGAAACAGCAAACCATCTGCATAAGCAGGTATCCCGATTCCACCTTGCCGATAAGAAAGCGCACAAGCGCGCCGACGACTTGCTCGACTGCTATACCTACGGGCTGATCATCGCGTTCGGTAGCGGCGACGCACTCTAGCGAGAAAACCAATGAACGAAGATGATATCGCAATCGGCAGTTGCTCGCCGGAGCTGATCACGCTCCTGGACAGCGATGATATTCAGCCGGGTATGTCGGCTGGCTATCAGACCTGCAAAACGATTTACCTCTTCCACCCGTTGGGCGGGAAAATGGTGGATCGCCCGATCAAGATGGCGATGAACGAATCGCGCACCGTTCACATTTCGCAGGCGTATGGCATTGAGCAGCGTCTTCGCGATGCATTTGAGCGGGAGTGGAAAGCGCTGGGCGCCGATAAGCACATCGCTAATGCGGCGCGCATCTCTCGCATTTACGGTGTTTCGGCGATCGCAATGCTGGTTGATAACCAGGAGTCGTCCTCAGCGGTGGACTACCGCACGCTGTATAAGCACAACGTGACATTCAACATTCTCGACCCGCTGAATACCGCGGGGAGCATCGTTCTGAACCAGGATCCTAACGCGCAAGACTTCCAGAGGGTCGACGGGATCAGAGTGGCGGGCAAGCCGTATCACAAATCCCGCTGCGTTGTGCAGCAGAACGAGGACCCGATTTATCTGGCCTATAACTCTGCGGCCTTTGGCTTTACCGGTCGCAGCGTTTACCAGCGCGCACTGTTTCCGCTGAAATCCTTCATCCAGACCATGCGCACTGACGACATGGTTTCCGTGAAGGGTGGCTTGCTGGTAACGAAGATTCAGGGCCCGAGCTCAGTCGTCAACAACATGATGCAAAAGCTCAGCGGCATCAAACGAATGATGCTGAAGCGAGGAAAGACAGGCGAAGTCCTGCAGATCGGCGCAAATGACAGCATCGAATCCATCGACCTGAGCAACCTGGAAAAGCCGCTCGACTCCTCCCGCAATCACATTCTGGAGAACATCGCGGCGGCAGCTGACATGCCGGCTATCATTCTGAACTCGGAAACATTCGCCCAGGGCTTCGGCGAGGGCACGGAAGACGCGCGTTCGGTTGCGGTCTACATCGACAACATTCGCGAATGGCTTGAGCCGCTGTATGACTATTTCATCCGCATTTGCCAGTACCGCGCCTGGAGCATTGAGTTCTTCCAGTCGCTGCGTGCTGACTTCCCAGATCTGAAAAACACCTACAGCCTGTATTTCTCATCGTGGATTAACAACTTCGAATATCGCTGGCCGTCATCCCTGAAAGAGCCGGAAAGCGAAAAAGTGAAGGTCGACGAAATCCGGTTTAAGGCGATCGTCAGCATGCTGGAAGTGCTGCTTCCGCAGGTCAACACGGATGATGAAAACCGCTCTCTGCTTATCGAGTGGGCGCAAACCAACGCGAACGCTAACGAAAGCCTGTTCCCGCAGCGTCTCGATCTCGATATCGAATCGTTAAAGGCTAACCGACCTCAGCAGCCGCAGGGAGAAGATCCCGGTGGCGGGATGATGCTATGAAGACTTTCACGCGCACCGTACGTGAGGCGGTGAAGTTCTTTCTGCGCAATGGCTACACCTCGCGGCAGGAGCTGGAGCAATGGCAGGCCATTATCCGACAGGCAGCCGAAAGCGAAACTGATGACGACTACATGAGTATGGTGTCGGATCGGTTGCGTAAGACCTATGACCTGCAGGTGAGCAAGGCTGGAGCGCTGGAGCGCCACAAGGGGCTTTCACGCTTCACGCTGAAATACATGGAGCCGAAGCTACGCAGCGAGTTGGACCGCCGCATCCTGGCCAGCGCTGACCTGATAAAGCTGAATCGCACCGCGGCGATTAACAAAACCGTTCAGCGTTTCAGTGGTTGGGCAACCAGCATCCCGGTGCAGGATTATGTCGGTGGCGGCCTGTCTGCGTCGTCGCGAAGTGGCATTGTGGCAAACGCCCAGCACATTCAGAAGAGTGCTGAGCAGGTGGACTACGAAGCGCGCCGCGTGATGATTGACCAGAGCCATAAGCTGATCGCCAATATCGACAACATCATCGCGACGGGCAATAACGCGATTGCTGCCGAATGGCATAGCCACTGGCGCCAGCCAGGGTATGACTACCGGGAAGATCACAAGGAGAGGGACAAGCTGGTCTATCTCATCCGCGGAAACTGGGCGCAGAAAAATGGCTATGTCAAAGCTGGCCCTGCCGGCTATCTCGACGAAATCACACAGCCTGGCGAAGAGGTTTTCTGTCGGTGCTACGTCACCTATCTCTACAACCTCCGCAGCATTCCCGAGAACATGCTGACCCAGAAGGGCAGCAAGTTCCTGGAGTCCATGAAAGCAGCATAGGAGCATTAAAACGTGGCTATTTTTGGCAGCGGGATAATGTTCCGTCAGGGGAAGTTCGTCTTCCTGATCCAGCGCTCGGATGATGGCACATGGTGCCAGCCGGGCGGGACGATAGAGCCGGGAGAGTTAGCCATAGACGCCGCACGGCGCGAGGTGCTGGAGGAAACAGGCTATCAGTACGATGGCCCGCTGACGCCGCACAGCGTACATGGTGACTACCTGACCTACCGCGCCGACGTGCCGGAGCAGTTCGAAGCGAAGATAAACGACGAATCGCTGGCCGCCGGATGGTTCCATATTGACGATCTGCCAAAGCCGCTTCATCAGCCATTCGCTGAAATGCTGGCGCAGCAGGCGCTCAATGAAACCGACGTGGCCGCGCTCATCGCTGACGGAACGCTCAGCAGCCCGCAATATTTTTACAACATGTGGATGTTCGCCATCCGGGTGACCGGAACAGGGGTTACCTGGCGATCTGCAGATCAGGAGATGACGTTCCGTAACCCGGACGACTATCTCACCCCTGAATTTCTCCAGCGGGTAGCTGGCGTACCGCTTATCTGGCTTCACCCCGAAAAAAGAACACTTGATAGCGACGAGTTCTCAAAGCGCGTTATTGGCACCCTGACAAATGCCTGGGTTGCCGATAAGGGCGAAGTGTGGGCCGTTGCGCGTGTGTACGACGCCGAAGCTGCTGAAATTATGGCAACAAGGCAATTAAGCACCTCGCCAACTGTGAAGTTCTCAGAGGTTGCTCAATCAATCATTGTCGACGGTCAGCCTCTACTGGTGGAGCCATCCCCCGAGCTGCTCGACCACGTTGCAATTTGTGAACAGGGCGTGTGGGACAAGCTCCTTGCCCCTACCGGTGTTAAATCTGATTCCATTCCTGAAGAGGCTGAAAAGATGGACGAGGAAAAAATCGTAGCGCTGATTAATAAGGCGATCGATGCGCGTTTGGCTAAGGCCGACGAAGAGAAGGAAGCGAAAGCCAAGGCTGACGCCGAAGAGGCCGCCAAGAAAGAGAAGGCGGACGCAGAAGACAAAGAAGCGGAAGAGGCGAAAGCTAAAGCCGACGCGGAAGAGAAAGCCGCTAAGGAAAAAGCTGATGCTGAAGCCAAAGAAAAGGCAGATGCCGAAGAGGCTGAGAAAATGGCAAAAGAAAAAGCCGACTCTCAAATCCGCCAGGAAATTGCTGAGCTTCGCTCCCGCATTCCTACCGAACTGAGCGACGAAGAGCGCAACGAAGTTGCTGAAGCGCAGGTGAAAGCTGATAGCGTCTTCTCCAGCTTTGGCAAGCGCGCCCCGATCCCGCTGTCCGGTGAAAAACCGATGGCGTATCGCCGCCGGCTGATGATTCAACTGCAGGAGCATTCGCCGGACTACAAAGCCGTCGATCTCTCTGCCATCGCTGACTCTCAACTGCTGAGCACTGCCGAAAAGCATATCTACGCTGATGCGCAGAAGGCGGCCAGCCTGTCAGTTGGTCCGGGCATGTTGCGCGAGATTAAGCGCAAGGATGCTACTGGTCGCGAGATCAGCACCTTTGAAGGCGATCCCGCCGTCACCTGGGCGCCGTTCCAGTCTGGCAAGCGTCAGGTCACCAGTTTTAACAACCAGGCTTAACGGGAGCTCTGAAGCATGGCTAATTTATCTCTTAACCCGATGGCGACCACGAATGCCGCTGGTTCCTTCGGTGTGCAGTCTGATGGCTTCATTCAGGGCGTTGCTCTGGATGATCCGGCAAACCGCTTTAACCTGGCGTCCGGCACTGTCGCCGCCACCGAAACCAAACCGCTCTGGGGCGGCCTGCCGGTTGCCGAGTTGCTTCCCGGCGTGAACTCCAGCCCTCGCGGGTCGACTATTCGTCGCGCTGTGTCACTGGCTGAGCTCGAAGGCTTCACCGTCTTCAACCAGGCCCACAACGGGCTTACCACTCCGCAATCACCGGTTCCGCTGTATGCGTCCGGCATGAGCGTTTCATTCTATCGCCTTGGCTCCAACATGCGCGTTCCGCTGAAAGCTTCAGCGCAGGTGGTCGCGCTGGGAACCGCTGGCGCATCAGTGAAAACGCCGCTGGCGTGGGACTTCGTCAATAACCAGGTCACCACCGCAGCCGCGGCGGCTTTTGCCGGTGCTGACATTGCCACCACTGCCGTGACCTATTCGAACGGCGTGGCCACCGCCACCACCGCCTCTGCGCATGGACTGACCGCTGGCCAGTACGTGAAGATCAGCGGCGTAGCTCCGGCGGCCTATAACGGCACCGTCGTTGTGCTGACCGTGGGCGGTGCGACAACCTTCACCTATGCGCCTGCCAGCGCGCCGGGCGGTTCCGCAACCACGCAGGGCAATATCGGTGCTGTGGCTCAGGCAGACATCACCCTGCCGGTGAAAGTTATCTCCATCGAGAGCGGGAACTCGAAAACTGTCAGCTATGACAGCGCTACGGGCTTCCTTACCTGGAACAACACCGACAGCTGCGCGCTGGTCTTACTTTAATCGGGAGCTTTAAATGGCTGCAATTACCCCCAGCTACACCATCGTCAACCCGTCGTATATTGCGCCGGAGTTGATCATTGGTTACCAGCAGGCGTCCGGTGCGTTCGAAACCATCGCCAGCGGTAACCCGCAGGTCCGCCTTGGCGTGGGCGACCAGTACGTTTATATGCGCCGCCTGGATATCCGCACCCAGGTGACCTCAAGCCAGTCCGGCAACGCCAACCAGCTGCCGAGCGTGGCACTCGAGGCGCGCATGATCTCCACCCCAACCTATCTGTTCCGCTGCCGTGGTATCTACGATCACCACGACACCGCGGCGGCCGGTAACTGGAACGTGGCTCTGCCAGAAGCTCAGCGTCTCGGCATGCGTCAGGGAATCTTCCAGCAGTTGCGTTCTGCGCTGCTGTACGGCATGAACCCGGCAGGCGGCGAAGGTCTGCTGAACACCGCAGGCGCGACCACCGAAACCCTGCCGGCGGACAGCAGCGGCAATACCACTGTGCTGACCTATGACCACGGACAGATGGCGGTCTATCTGCTGGGCCACGTGCAGGCCGCGCTGACCCGCACCATGCAACTTGGTCGCCAGCAGCGTGTCGTTATCCTCGGGCCGCAGCGCGTGCTGGGCGCGATGGAGATTCAGCAGATCGTTCAGCTGACCTCTTATCAGCGTCCTGGTGGTGGTACTGATACCGTCGCCGGTACAATGAAAGAGGTGCTCCGCGGCGCGAATGTCCAGGTTGACTGGGTATACGACGACACGCTGATCGGCGCCGGTGCCGGTGGTACTGACGCGGTGGTTATCACCATCCCTGAAGTGGAAGTGCCGATGGTCAATTCCACCGTGAACACCAACGAATTCGCCAAACTGAGCCCGTCTCTGGCGGCGAATGCCCTGATGTTCACCGACATGGCGGCACCGATGGAAATCCCGACGCCAATCCCCGGGGGCGCTATCGACGTGCTGTCAGAAATGCGCTCTACGGCTGGCTGGGCAGTCCGTCCGGAAGCTATCACCATCCTGTCGATGGCATACAGCTCCTAAAACGCGAAATTGAGAAGTGCTTAAGCCTCTGCATGGTTCGCTGTGCAGGGGCTTTTTTACGAGGGTAAACAATGAAACTGTACATCGCCAACACTACCAAGCAGCGCCACATCTTCACTTTCCGCCAGCTGGAAACCGGGCGCCTCCGCCAGATCCCCATTGAGCACGGTTCTCAGATGCAGGTTCTGGATGGTTCGACCGAAGAAGTCGAAGCGGTTATTCAGCATCATCAGGTTTACGGCTTGGTTGACTCAACCAAAATCGACCAGAGCCAGGCATTTGTCGGTCTGTGCTACAGCATCAACAAACCCGTTTCCGCCAGCGTTATTGAGAAAACCATTCGCGATAACGATGGCCATCTGACCCGCGGCGCTCATAACCGCCGGCAGGCATCCGTCGCTGCGCTGGATAACACACTGCGCGAAAGCGGTATCGGCTACGAGGGTGACATGGAATTCAGCGCAGAGCAGGCCAAGGGGCGCGATGACCATTCTGACGATCCGACCATCAACGAAAAAATTGTCACGCCGAAAGCCGGGAGCAAGAAGAAATGACCACCAGTCTGTCGGGATTTATCGAATTCGTTCGATCTGATATGGGCATCACCCCCGACCAGGTTCCCGACGACTCGCCGTCTTTTTCTCTCGCCTATGGCGGCGCCGTTGAATGGGTAAACCCGGACATCGCGTGCGTTATGCCGAACATGTACAGCATCGCCGTTTATAACCTTGGGGCGTCGTTTCTCATCAATTACGGGGCAGAGGCTGTGTTCGCCAATTTCCGTAGCCAGTATGGGCTGAATGACTTCAAGGCCGGGGTTATCACGGGAGCCGGGGATAACTCTACCAGCGCACAGCGCCTGGTCCCTGACTTCTTCAAAGACCTGTCGCTGGCAGACCTGCAGATGCTCCAGGACCCGTGGGGCCGTCGCTACCTGATGATCGCTCAGCAGTTCGGGAGCCTGTGGGGTCTGACATGATCACCTTTCATCTGGGCGTTATCGATATCCCCTACGAGGACGAGGACACCACGACGGGGAGCGTAGCGGAAGAGCTGGAAGCAAGGTATCAGATTATGCAGACGTTCTTTGACCGCTACGGGAACGACATCGCTGATCTGATGAGCAAAGACCTGGCCGCAGCGTTTGAAAACATGTTCGCCGGCGCGCCGCCGGCAAAAGACCCGCTCGCTGAGTCAATGTCCAAAGTTCACGATCTCTTTGTCGGCTTCCTCGATAACACCGAGATGAACGGCCTCCCTGGAGTACCAACGCGCCGCGCGCTTGAGGGCATCTCGAAGCGCTTTAAAGGCAAAAAGGGGCCGCCGCGTCCTTCCTTCATTGACACAGGAACCTATCAGGCAGCTATGCGCGCCTGGGTAAGCGGGGTGCTGAATGCCTTCCCTGAGTGAGTTACAGAACGCCAAAACCGAGCTTAACGCTACCCTGACGCAGGGGCTGGATGATCTGAGTCGGTTCCAGGTGGTGACGTTCACGAAGTACATCAGAAAGGTGCTTCCGCTCGATGGCTTCGTGTTCTGGGTGAAAGCCTCGGTTCTGTCTGACGATCCGAACAATGAGCCGGATACGGTGGATGTGAAGGGCTATTTGCACCTGACGACAGAAACCATTCAGGACGACGAGCAGCTGTACGATCGCAACGTGGTGACGTTCACCGCGCAGGCGGACATCGACCCGTTTAACGACATCGGGTCAGAGGTGCTGTATATCGGCGAGTTTTTTGGCGTGCAGTTCTCGTTCTCCCGGCGTACCGGGCTGAATGAACCGGCGAACCTGTACCACTACACCGGAGAGGCTATTTTCCCGCACATGCGGTCGCAGATCGTCAACTCTGCGGATGACATAGACCTCTCTGATGTAGTGGTGTCGAGCTCGTTGCCGATCTGGCTGGCCCTGAATCAGTACATGCCGATGTTCCCGGCTATGCTCTCAACGCAGAACCTTTCACCGCCGTATGCAACGGTGAAATGCAGTAACACGTCACCGATAGCCGGCGCGTTCTATCTGGACGAGAAGCAAAACCAGTATCAGCTGGTATCGGAAGATGTGACGCTTTCGGTCACCGGCCTGCGTAACGCCAGCATTGAAGACTTTGTGCGGTATGTGCAGGACTACACGACCGGCGATGACCCGGAGATGGGGATCATGAATATTCCCGTCGTGCAGGATGAGCGAGTCACTCAGAACGAGCTCAACATCATCGCCATGCGTAAGACCATCAAATTCAAAATCAATTATTACCAGCAACGGATGCGTAACTTAGCGCGCCAGCTGATCACGTCTGCAATTCCGTCCATTGACCCGGAGAAATAAGTAAATGGCAATTGTTAATATTAACGTGTCGGTGACGAATCCGCCGAAGCCCTCGCAGTTGTTAAAGTCCGGGGCGATGATTTCTATGGGCGGCACGACGCTGAATGCCGGTGAATATCAGCTGCTGACCAGTGAAACCGACCTGGCCGACATCCTCGCACCGGCAAAGACTATCTCAACGCTCGCCTGGGCTACTGGCGTGGTAACCGTCACGCTGGCGGCCGCTCATGGCTGGACTAACGGATCACAGGTCCCGGTGATCATCTCCGGCGCGACTCCGGCGGGATACAATGGCGCATATACCGCCACGGTGACAGGTGCCAATACCTTCACCTATCCGCTGACGACCAACCCCGGCACCGCAACGGCAATGGGTACGGTAAAAACGGTAGTACAGACCGAAATTTCCCAGATGAATACCTCGTTCTGGGCCCAGGGGAAAACGCGGGCAGTTTATGTGCTGGAGCTTGGTGCTGTGTCCATGGAGGCAGCTGTCGCAGCACTGACAACCTTCATTGCTGAAGACGTCTCCCTGGGTAACACCTACCAGAAGTTTTTCTCCTATCTGGTGCCGCGCGAATGGGATTCGGTCGATGAATTTAAAACCCTGACCAGCCTCTATACCTCGCCGGGCAGCCTGGTTTACTTCTTTGTCACCTCGACGATCGCTACCTATGAAGCGTGGACTGCGACGAAAAACAAAACTGTCTTTGCCGGCGTCGAGGCTCCTGATATTCCGGCGAGCGAGTTTTCCATGGCCGGCCCGTTCCAGTCATCCCTGGCAAACGACCCGGGGTCGAGCAACATGGTGCCGCCGATGTCGTACCGCTTTATGTACGGCCTGACTGAGTACCCGCTGGAAGGCAACAGCGCGCTGCTGAAATCGCTGCAGGACAGCAACATCAACTACATCGGCACCGGCGCCGAAGGTGGTCTCAGTAACAAAGTGCTGTTCACCGGCCGCATGCTAGACGGTAACCCGTTCAACTACTGGTATTCGGTGGCGTGGACGGCGATCAACCTTGAGCTCGACCTGGCGAATGAAATCATCAACGGCTCCAACACGACCGTTAACCCGCTGTACTACGAGCAGAAGGGCATTGACCGCCTGCAGCGTCGTGCTCTGAAAACCTTGCGTAATGGCATCAGCTACGGGCTGATCCTCGGTCGCGTCATTGACACGCAACTGACGCAGGAAGATTTCAACACCGAGTATGACAAAGGCACTTACGCCGGCAACGCCGTGATCAACGCCGTGCCGTTCAGTAACTACAACAGCCTGAACCCCTCCGATTACCAGGAAGGCAAATATAACGGGCTGAGCGCCGTCATGACGCCGCGCCGCGGCTTCGAATCCATCACGTTTAACGTGAACGTAACGAACTTTGTAGGGGCGTAAAAAATGGCGAACCCATTAGTATCGCAGGGCTTTCTTAACCGCGTACGCGGGGCTATTTCTGTCACGGAAATTCCTGCGTTGAATGTTTCGGCATCTTATTTGGCAAAAGATGGTATCAGTATGCGGCCTGACGGCCCGGCTACCGACATCATCCCTACGCAGACCGGCACCGTCGGCAGTCAGGTGCCTTATCAGCAAGTAACGCTGACCGTGCATCTTCTGAAAACTCAGGGGCTGGGCGAAAGCTACCGGCAGCGTTTTTTAACCGATACATCGCTGGGTGAAATCGTGGTGACGCCGGATGCAACGACGTTCGGCAATACCACGCTGCTCAACTGCTACCTGGTCAACTTTAACGAGGTGACTGTAAACGGGATGGACCCGGCCTTTGTGGTAACTATCGGCGGCTATATGGTCACCAATGACAACATGTGGGCGTAATGCATGAAAATCGACAAGAAACTGAATCTGGTCACCAACATTACCCGAGATGACGGCTCGACCGTATACCTGCATGTGACGCCGTTCCCCTATGAGGTGGTGGAAGAGCACTGCATCCTGCTGGGAAATCTGTTCACCAAATTCATCTCGCAGGTGGGTGGTCTTGGCGCCGCCAGAATCGCCGCGATGATGCTGAGGCAGAGCCTGAAAGCGGAAATCGATAACGGTCGGACAGGCCCGAACATCGTTGATGAAATTCAGCGACTGACGGTCGTTATCCATAACGTCGGCGGCCAGTGGAAAACCACGCCTCTTGAGGTGGCATTCAAGCAGGGGATTATCGACCCTGATGAGTATCGCGAGGTCGAAGGCGAAGTGGTTTTTTTTATGGTTTCCTCTGCTATTCAGAAGGCAAACCTGATCGCGCCGACAGTGGGAACGGTGATCAAAATGTACGATGGGCAATTAACCTCATCGAGCGTTACGGCGTTCCGCGATTCGTTGCAGACGTCGAGGCCGGATACCGATACCCCGACCCAGAATGCCCAGCCGGAAACGTCATTTATACCCTCTTAGACTGGGCGTCTAATGAGGGATTCTGGCAGGTGATAAGGGAGATCACCGGCGAGGAGTATGCCAGCCCGGCGCAGTACCGGCAGCGCTACCTTCTCGCCGCGCTCAAAGAAAGAGGTTTCTTCAATGGTAGCTAAGTCGATCGTCGACATTGACGTAAATGACGACAAGTTTGTCGCGTTTATGGAAAGGTTTCGCGAGTACCAGAGCGCGCTGGATGATTTACCGGAAGCCTGGCGGGTAGCTGCCGTTGGTATTGGCGAAAGCAGCAAGCAGACCGAAAAGGCCAAAGGTGAGGCGAAGGGGTTAGGCGCGGAGTTTAATGCCGTGGCCGAGGCCATCCTGACCATTAACAGCGGTATCGATCGGCTCAATGCCAACCTGGAAGACTCGAATAAAAAGCAGGACGAATTCAACAAAAAAGCCGGGCAAGGTCAGGGATTTATTAATCAGGCAAAAAAGGATGCCAAAGAACTTGCTGGACACATCAAGGAAGCGACGGCCAGCCTTCTGTCCTGGGGTGGTATTGTCGGGATATTTACCGGCGTCCTGGGCGTTGGCGGCCTGTTTGGCATCAACCGTCTGGCGGCCACCACCGGCGCCCAGCGGTTTACCTCTCTCGGGCTCGGGACGAGCATCGGTGCGCTGGATTCTACCGCCATAAACTACCAGAAAGCGCTGGGTAACCCGGCGGGGACGCTGGGCGCTATCCGCGATTCGCAAATGGACCTGTCGAAGCGCTGGACGTTTCAGGCGATGGGGATTAACAATCCCGACCAGGACCCGGCCAAACTGCTCCCGCAGATGATTCGTAATGCGCGCGATATCTTCGTACAGAACGGAAGCACGCTGCAGGGCGCACAGGCGCACGGCCTGACAAACTTCTTTACGCTGGACGACCTGAACCGCTTCAAAAACATGAGCGATGAAGAGATCACCGCCATGGAGAAGCGCGCGCAGCAGGATGCGCGCATGTTGCAAATTACCGACCAGCAGGCTCGCCAGTGGCAGGATTTTAACGTCCAGCTCGACTACAGCAGCCAGAGCATCAGGAACACGTTTGTGCGCGGACTCGGTCCGCTCACGCCGCAGCTGAGCAAGCTGTCTGATGCGCTGGCAGGCGCGATCGATACCGTCCTGAAATCCCCCGAACTCGGCAAGTGGATTGACGCGCTGGCCGGTGGCATTGAGCGGTTCGGTAACTACCTGGCTTCGCCGACGTTCAAAAGCGACGTTGAGTCGTTTATGTCGGGCGTTGAGCGGCTTGGGCGCGTCATCATGAAAGTGCTCGGCTGGCTCGATGGCGGATCGTCGGCGATGGACGATATCAAGTCCGGCTCCTCACTCCTGAATAATGACGTCCAGACCGATGCCGGCGGAAACCACTTCGTAAAAGGCGGTCTCAGCGATCCGAACACGCCAGCATTTTCGAAATGGCTGACTCGCCACCTCTACAGCTGGAGCGGAACGGCGCCGAAGGAGTATGACCAGTATTTCCTTGATGCAGCCAATAAGTACAACGTCGACCCGCGCTGGCTTAAAGCCATTACCGCGGGGGAATCCTCTTGGGACCAAAATGCTGTCAGCAAGGCGGGAGCCAAAGGGTTAATGCAGGTGATGCCCGGCAACTTCCTGCCGGGAGAGAATCCATTTGACCCGCGGGACAACATCATGGCTGGGGCCCGAGTTTTCTCCTGGGCGATGCAGAGCGCGAATGGCGATCTCGACGAGGCACTGCGTTATTACAACGGCGGAAGCCGCCGCGGCAGTGCTGAAAACAGGGCTTATCCCGGCAGGATCAGGGAAAAGTATGCTGAGATGTATGGCGCACCGAAGAACAATGATGCTACCGGCGTCAATAGTTTTGAGATTGCTAAAAACACCTCGAAAACTAACCAGCTCCTGCAGCAAATCGTCGATAACCACGGTAATAGCGGTAGGGAGATCGTCGTTTACAACAACACGGGTGGGAACGCCATTGTCTCCGGCGCCCTTCTTAGCGGAGTGCGATAGATATGGGATTCACTCGCGAACTGTATAAGCTGGGTTTTGAAGTCTCTCCGGTGATTCTGTGCAACGGGATTGCGCAGAGCATCCCCGGCGGAATGCTGCCCATTGTAGCTTTGACGCAGAGCGCGAGCTTTGTCACAGGGCTTTTGGGCGGCGCATTCAACCTTACTGACCTCGATAAATATTTTTGCCACTGGAAGCCGGTTCAGGGTGGGACGATGGTCGATTACGACATCGCCAAATACCCGTTTGCTAACCAGACCGTTGCCGCTAACGCGCTACTTGCTCAGCCTTTGCGCATTGCGTTGATGATGGATGCCCCGGTGAATGAAAATACTGGGGCGATGACGAAATTCGTGACTCTCAGTGCGCTGCAAGCTGTTCTGCAGGCGCATGCAAACCTTGGCGGAACCTATATCGTCGCTACGCCAGCGCTGTTTTATAGCGGCTGTATATTGCGTACGGTTAAGGACATGACCAGTTTTAATGAGGCTGTGCCTCAGCGATCCTGGTTATGGGATTTTGAGCAGCCGCTGGTATCTGAAACAGGCGCCGAGCAGGCGGTTAACAGTTTCCTGAGCAAAATCGATGGAGGAACCCGGCAAACGGATGCGTCATGGACAAACACTGTCGCAGCCCTCGGGAATACCTCTCTCGGCGGCACCGTGTCAGGCGCCGCGAATGACATAGTAGGCCTCATCGGTAAGCTGAGCGGGGAGTTTGGCCTATGACGACGGATACCTACACGTTTACCGGCAATGAAAGAGAGAGCGTAGCTTTTACTCCGACGCTGGATGGAACGGTTTATAACTGCCAGGTGAAGTGGAATATAGCGGCGCAACGCTGGTACATCCTGATCACCGACAATTCCGGCAACACCATGCTGAACACTCCCGCGGTGGGCTCTACCAATGGAACCGGCATAAACCTGCTAGCTGGCGTTTTCTCCGGAACAACCATGATCTGGCGGGAGCAAAACGGCGTAATTGAGGTGACCAGCTAATGAGGTATTACGATTTCCAGATTTTTGACCATGACGGAAAACTTTATCGTCAGTACAAAAGCCTTGATGCCTATGGAAATTATAACCCTGGATGCCTGATGGTGGAGTTTGACATTCAGCGATATGGAATGTCCACGCCTATAGGGTCAAGTCTCGTAAGGGTGTATGGCGTCAGCATTAAAGAAATGCAGCAGGCAGAGCAAAACATGTTCGGCATGACCATTAAGGGATTTGTCGGTATGTCGAAAGGTTTGCCACTGGCCAAATCCTCCCAGAGCGGAATGATTCTTGAAGGTATCATTCAGCAGCCATTCGGTAACTGGCAAGGAATCGATCTATCTCTGGACATGATTATTACGGCTGGGGCTGGATCAGTAGATCAGCCAGTGAACATTACAATGCCGTGGATAAAGGGGCAAAAGCTGTCTGTTGCGCTATTTTTTGCGCTTCAACGTGCCTTCCCTGGGCATAAAATAAATATCAACATCAGCGACTTGCTGGTTCTGAACTACGATTCCCCGATTTACTGCTCGACCATGCAGCAGCTTGCATCGAACCTTAAAAACCTGAGCCGTAGCATTATCCGTGATGAGAATTATCTCGGCGTGGAAATGGCCATGTTCCCGGGGAAAGAGATCAGAGTATGGGATAGCGCCGCTACTGAGAAAAAGAAAACCCCCATTCAGCTCGAGTTTACCGATCTCGTCGGACAGCCGGTGTGGATTGAATACAACCGGGTGATGATCACCTGCGTAATGAGGGCGGATATTCAGGTTGGTGACTACGTGAGGATGCCTGCCGGTGCAATGGCGGTAACGCAGGCCTCATCATATTCTCAGTATCGCAGTAAAAGCGCCTTTTCCGGCGTGTTCGCTGTGCAGACCTGCAGATGTGTAGGAAACAGCAGGCAGCCAGACGCTGCGAGTTGGGTAACCATCTATGAGGCGTATGTGACGCAGGAGGCCTGATTGTGACTATTAGTCAGCGTCTTAACTTCGCCAAGAGTATGAACAATTTCGCTGAGGTGAAAATTGCCGAAGCAATGGAGCTGGTCGGGAAGGTATTGCCTGCAACTGTCGTCAGCCAGTCAGGGAAAATGATCACTGTCTCGTTCAGCCTGACGAATATCCCATTTACCTTGCCACAGGTAACCATTCCTCTTTTTGGTCCGGAGTACGTGCGCTATCCAATGCAGCCAGGAGATCGGGGTATTGTGATCCCTGCTGATACCTATATCGGCGGAATGAGCGGCCTGGGTGGCGGCGTTGCCGATCTGACTCAGCCGATGAACCTCAGCGCACTGGTTTATCTGCCGATCAGCAATACCGAGTGGCAGGATGTCGACGGACAGGTGGTGACGGTATACGGGCCGGAGGGTGTAACGCTGCGCGACAGCGGCAGCAATACTACTTTTCTCCTGAAGCCTGGCAGCATTGCTATTTCCACACCTGACAGCTTCACCGTCACCGTTGGCGGGACAGTTTTCTCACTGACGGGTAGCAAATGGAGCCTTTCAGGCCAGGCTGGTCACCTGCAGGATTCAGTGGCCAGTACCAGCCCTGCAATCATGCACGCCGGGTGGCAGTCGCTTCTGACCTGGCTTAACAGCCATGAACATTCAAACGGCAACGATGGAAATGATACCGGGGGGCCGACTTCAACGTTTAACGGGAGTATCACCGAGTGAGAACCTATGGCCGAAACTCTGAGGGGAAGTGGGTCCTGGTGGAAACCGACGAAAATGGGTTTAATGACTCGGTGTATTTAACCACCCTGATCCAGAATCTGAAACTGGCGCCGCAGGAGTCACCATTTTATGCGAACAACGGAATACCGGCCGCCGGGTCGGTGATCCAGCAAATCCTGCCGACGTATTACGTAAACCGTATTCAAAAACAGTTCAGCCAGTATTTTTCCTCGCTGCAGATTGCACTGATCAGCGACGACCCGCCTGTTTATAACATCTCGGCAATCACAAACGCAGGTTCAAAAATAATTACACAGGTGGCCGTATGAGCGATTTACCAGTCAGCTATACGTCAGCGGGCCCGGTTCCTCTGACGGCGGAAGAGCTACGAGCACAGCTCGTTTCCCAGGCCATTGCGCTATCTCCGGGACTCACAACTGATTTGCCTGGCTCTCTGATTGAAGACGTGGCCAGTACCGATGTTGGCGCGCTCATCGTTTGTGATCAGGCAAGGGTTGACCTGATTAACTCAGTGGGGCCGCTAAAGGCTAACCTCGCCATGCTGGAGCTTCTCGCACAGCAGGCAGGTATCCCGGGCCAGAAAACAGCTGGCACTACCACGGTACCGATTCAGTTTTCCGGCCCGGCTGGGTTTGTCATCCCACAAGGTTTTATTGTTTCTGATGGCACACATACGTATTCCGTTAGTGATGCGACGATAATCTCCTCGTCCGGTGTGTCTGCCAGTGTGTCATGCGAAGGAACGGAGACCGGTACTTGGGCAGTACCGGCAAATACGGTTAACCAGATAATCACCAGTCTTCCTTCTGACGTCACCATTACCTGCACCAACCCGATCGCCGGCACTCCTGGTGCTGACCCGGAAACGAATTATCAGTTTCGTGATCGAGTATGGCAGGCTCAGATGGCCACAGTTCAGGGATATCCTGGATTTATCCGGCAACATCTCACCAGCCTTGATAACGTGCAGGCGCGCCTGGTTTCTGTCATTCAGGACGGGGATAAGTGGATAGTCATGTGCGCAGGCGGTGATATTTACGATATTGCTGGCGCGCTCTATAAGTCTGCGGGGGATATCAGCCGGCTGAAAGGGTGTTCACTGAACGTAACGGGGATCACGAATGCAAATCCTGGCGTCGTCAGCACAGACCTGACTCATGGCTACACTGACGGCCAGGTTATCCGGATCACTGGCGTTACCGGGATGACGGGCATTAATGACGTTCCTCTGGCCGTGACGGTACTGTCTCCTCACACTTTTTCCATCGGGATTGACACCACTTCATCCGGAACTTGGGGAGGCGGCGGCGAGGTGACGCCGAACGTCAGAAACAATACCGTGACGGTGAATGATTGGCCTGATAACTACGTGATCCCGTTCGTGACGCCATTGCTGCAGCGGATCACTGTGACGTATCAGTGGGGGACCGAAAGTGTTAACTACCTGACTGATGCGACGGTCGCCTCTCTGGTCTCGGCTCCTACGATTCAGTATGTGAACGGCATATTCGCCGGGAAACCGCTGAACGTTAACAACCTGAAAGACGCATTCTTACAGGCGATTAACTCGACAATCGACATGGGGCTGATCAGCACTTTAAACGTCGTGGTCACCATCAATGGTGTGATAACGCCACCGGATTCCGGGACGAATATCATCAGCGGCGATAAGTTCAGTTATTTTTATATCGCGTCGGATGGCGTGATCGTAACAGGGGCGTAGCATGCTGGACGATATCATCCGGTCGTATATGTATACGCAATATAACGACGATGACAATCTGCGAGCGTTTTTTACTGCGTATAACTCGATGGCGCAGGGCATTTATGACTGGATGGTTAATGCCAACCTGCCGATTTTCATCGGTGACTACAATACCGGTGACCAGCTCCGGTGGATTGCCCATGGCATTTATGGCGTGTTGCCGCCGGTGATTTCCAGCAGCGAACAGCAGGAGATAGGCCCATATAACACCTTCGAATTTAACCAGCTGGCATTCAATGAGTACCGGGTGATTGACCAGTCGAACCAGGTTGTTGTCTCCGATGACCTTTTTAAGCGGATCATGACCTGGAATTTTTACAAAGGTGACGGTTTCTATTTCTCCATTCCATGGATAAAGCGGCGTATTCTGCGGTTCCTGTTGGGAGTGAATGGCACTGACATCATCAATGACCAGCGGTGGAGTATATCGATCCAGTTTGTGGATGGCGGTATCGTGATATCCATCTATAAGGGGCGGCGTAGGTTCACGCGCAGCGCCATCTACAACGCATCGGCCTATAACTCCAGGAAGTACAACCAGAAGGACACGGCCTTTGTGATCACCGAGGATTTCGAGTTCGCCATTTTCTTCAAGCAGGCCATGGATAGCGGCCTGCTGCACATGCCGTTTTATCAGTCAATTAGCGTTGAAATAATTGATTGATTTTTTATCCCACTACTAATAAATTTATTTGAATTTATTTGATGGGGCATGGCTATGAAATTATTTCCTGTAGTGCTGTTTTTATGTTTTCTTTCATCTGGTTGCATGACTTCATCCGAGTATCATAAATACTTAATTGATAGGATTGATGAAGGAGAAAACCAAAAGGCTGCCAAAATATTAAAAGAAAATGAGGAACACCAAGGTGGTGAATTCTTATGTAAAACATTTGGCTCAGAATTTAAAGGCCTGAAACCAAATTCGATAGTTAAAGTAACTGATGAAGTTGTTAGATTTAAAGTGTATGAACAAAACAACTTGGTATTTACAAGTCCAGAACTTTCCATAAATACCATAACAAAAGATAGAACGGCATCATTAGAAGATGAAAATATTACTGCAAGTGTTTTCGTCGGTTACAGGGAAGATAGCGTAGGGTACCGGTATGAAGTTAACTTTGAAAGCAAAATAAAAGACGGGTCTTTATATAAGGTTGTTTACGGAACGGCACATCAAATATTAACCCCAGTCTATGCAGGTAACATCACTTTAAGTGAATGTAGAAAAATATAGAGCCTTTAATTTCACACTAACCCGCTTCGGCGGGTTTTTTTATGCCTAAATCCGGAGGAGACATGGCACTAACCCTTTTGGCTACAAACAACGCAGAAAGCACGCTGGCTTCTGCTATCAGCGCAATCGACACGTCGCTGATCGTTAGCGCTGGAACTGGTGCCGAGTTCCCTGATGCTGTGGCAGGCGAGAGCTACTTTAAACTCACGCTCACCGATGCCGCCACTGGCTCACAGGTTGAGATCGTGAACGTGACAGCTAAGGCTGGGGACATCTTCACGATTGAACGTGCGCAAGAAGGAACGCTGGCGCGTGCGTGGGCGGCCAATGATATGGTTGCCAACATGATGACGGCGGATACGCTGAACATCATCGCTCAATATTCCCAGCAGGCAGCTGCATCAGCAGCACTGGCTGAAGAGTATGCAGATAACGCTTCTGAGTATGCGCTGAACAAGTTCACTTTCTATAAAACACCGAGCGATCCGGACGGCACAATTGCAGGGCTCGCTGCTACAACCAACGGACAGTCGTTTCGTGTAGCGGAAGGTCCGGAAGCGACAGCGGCATTCAAAACCTACGAGAACCAGGATGGCGTGGCTGTGCTGCAGGCTTCTCAGCCGGGAACGGCAGCTATAACCGGGACCATCCGCGAATTTCCGACGCTGGATGCGGCGCAGGCCGACGCTGACGCAGGGAATATACAGCCAGGAGCGAAATGCTGGGTGACAAGCGCGGATGATAGCTCTCTTGCAAATGAATATATAAACAACTCCGGAACTTTGCAGCCTACAGGAGTAATCTCTCCTTCTTCAAAAACAATAGATAATAAAATTAATGAACGCCTCGTCCCAGGTGAATACAGGCCTGGTTATTTCCCGGCCTTCTTTGACAGGAATAGTATGGTGCCAGCATGGTTTGATGGCGGCAAATTTGATGTGGCCGGACTGGGCCCAAATGTTACACGGGTTGTTTCTGAAATTCCAAACGAATGGGCCCAGAAGTTTATCCCGCAAGGAGACTTTTCACCTTATTACTTTCCTTTTTTATATGACCAGCAAGGGAAAGTATATGCGTGGTTTCATGGTGGGCTATTCGATGCTCCAGGTCTTGGCCCGGTATTGCAGGAATATGTAAAAAACCTTGTATCTGGTGGAGAAGTTGATGCGGTTCGTTCCTTCATCGAAGGGGACCAGTACAAGTTCTTTTTCAAAAATAGCCGTATTTTTGCAGGCCAGTCTACAAGCCTAAACATTGCTTTCACCGGCGATTCGTGGACAGAGAAAAACACCATTCCTCAGTCTTTAATTAATATTCTTGGTGGTACATACAAAGACCCTGGGTGGATAAGTTGCTCAGACAGAACTGATGGTGTCATGTCCGGGATATCACCCGTTACAGCCACCAACTTTACAAAATATGATGGTGGGAGCAATAACACGAACATTCCGCCGTATGGCTGCGGGCCTGATGGAAACGGGTACTATAACAACAACACTGTTGGTTCTCTCGTCTGGACCGGCGTGACCGTAACAAATCTATCAGTATTTTATTATGACGGGTCTGGAACGTTCACTATCACCATCGACAGTAATACACCCATAACAATCACGGGAGGGAATACAGGAACTGCCAAGAAGTATGATTTCAGCGGACTTAGCGCGACAGCACATACGGTGACGATCCAAAGTACCGGTACCGGTGTTGTTTCTATCCTTGGAATGTACGGTAAAAATAACTCTATTGCATCTGGGCTTACCGTATCAAGGATGGGCAACGGAGCATCTATAGCGAGCGATTATTTCAACTTTTCATCATGGATACAGCCAGTAGCGCAATATCTGGACATTGATCTGCTGTTTATTATTCTCGGGACAAATGACTTCAGACTGAGCCAGGGTGTCGCTGAGTACAAGTCAGGAATAGTTGAGATTATCTCGAAATACCGTAGTGCAACGCCAGATATTTGCATCTGCCTAATGTCACCCGCGCAATGCAACGCCACAGGTACGCCAGCATTGTCAGAGTACGATAAAACAATGAGGGAAATAGCTGTAGAGCAAAATGTTAATTTTATTAGTGGGTATCAACTATTTCCAAAGGTTTATAACAGTGTTGGGGGGGCGTGGGCTGACGGCCTCCATCTAAGTCCTCTTGGCGCGTACGTACTGACGAGAGCAATTAAAAAAGAATTTTTTATCGGGAGTTGATAATGCCTATTTCCGCCATTTATATTGATGCAGTTCTTCCTGTGATAGCAGGAATGAAAACTCTTTCTGATTTTGATGTTTCGAACTGGTTTATTGGTCTGCCAACCACAGGGGCAACACCGTATGCCGGGTTCTATTTCGGGGACCCGGTAACAGATATTACTTACGATTCATACGATCAAAATAACCCGGCGGTGATTAACGGGGCAGTGAATAACACTGGCGGGTTTATTACCGTTAATCCTAGTAACTATCTGGATACAAGGAAGAAAGCAACACTTAGTGTTACCATTTGCGGCGTGGTAAAAAGGAATGCCGCAGCTGGACTGAACGCTCATATGATTGCCGATTATGCAGGGAGCGGCTCTACGGGCAGCGGATTTTCTATAGGCTTTGATACTACCGGCCGGTTGTTCTGTGTAGCTCAAAATACCGGGAAGTCTGCGGTGTATGCTTATGCAGATTTTCCTTCATCAATAGCCTCAGGAAGTCTGTTTGCATTTGTGGCTACCGTTAACCAAGGGGTGGTAGCGATTGATATTTTCAACGCCGCAACATCTTCGTTGGTATCTGCAACATCTACCCTACCAGGCACCAGAGTTGCCGGAACAAACAACGTACTGATGGGCAGAAAGACGGATAACAACGTTGAAACATCCAGCAAGTATATTAAGTCAACATTGCTGATGAACGGCACTTTAACTTCTGCGGAAAAAATATCTGTCTCTCAATTTTTACTGGCGATGCAATAACTGGCTATGCTCTCAGATGTTTGACGCATAAGAAGAATTGCAACTTACCACCATCAGTAAGCTCCACCATTATCGTGTTAGTGCCATCTGAAACTTCAGCCCATCCATGTGACTGTAGGGCCTCGTAGTTGATCACAGACTTGCTGAGCTTGAGGCCCAGGCCATCTGATTTACGTAGTATTCTACGAATAAGGGTGTCACGTTTTGTACTCATTTTGGTGGCGAAGTGTCTTGGCAGGTTCATTATTGCCGCATTGATATCAATTAGTTGTATAAAAAGCAATTTAATGGTCAGCCGCAAGACTAAACAAAGTCATCATCAGGTATTGATCCGGCCCTCAAATGAAACTACTGTATATAAAAACAGTATTCATCGGAGGGCAGATCATGCTTCGACAGTCAGACATCGCCGCGGCTTTCCGCGAGTCCATTTTGCGCAGTTCCAAGGGGTTCCAGTACCTTCACACTCGCGACTTCGTTACCGCGCTGCGCCGGCGTGGCATTCACTTTACCGAGGTGGAGGCTAACTCCTGGATCGCACGAGAGCAGTCTTATTTCATCGATAAAACGGCAGAGCATAGTGAAAACCGCCTGTGGATGATGACCAATATGGGGAGGGTCCTGTAATGGGCTTTCCATCACCCGCGACGGACTACACAGAACAGCGATTAACGGTTAACTCGATCTGCAATGTCGGGCCAAATACGCGCCTCTTCGAGCGATCAGGCGGTTACGTTGTGCTGGATATCTCCCTGAAGCCATCACAAGGCAGTCAGGTTCTGATCCAGCACGGAGGCGGGACAGAGCTTGCCACGCTGAGAGGAAGGTCGCTGATTACCGAAGATGGCGAAGCGATCGAGGGCGAAGCCCTGGACGATGTTACGGTCATCGGGGTCGTGACATTTACTATCTGCGATGTTCGTTCTGATAATTCTATTATTTAACTGGGGTATATATGGCGCTGAAGCTATTAGCCAATAATAACGCAAAGAGTGTGCTCGCTGCGGGTATTAGCGCGTCCGCTACCGTTATTACCGTGGGTACTGGAGCGGGGTCTTTATTCCCTTCCCCTGTATCTGGGCAGAGTTATTTCAAATTAACGATAACCGACGCGGCCACGAAAACAATTTCTGAAATTATGCACGTTACGTCAGTATCTGGTGACGTGATGACAGTAATTCGTGGTCAGGAAGGAACTACGGCGCGCGTATGGTCAACGAATGACATTGTCGCGAATTTAATGACCGCTGGGTCATTATTATCTTTCCTGCAGATCAGTAATAACCTGTCAGAAATTAAAGATGCCGGTGAGGATGCGGTAAATGAAGCCCGTTATAACCTCGGAATATCTGATTCCTCTGGTTTTGTCGGGCGTTCACTTGGTGCACCAAAATCTTTTTATGCTAATGGAACCTATACGCGCTCACCGCTGGCCCGTTTTGCAAAAGTAACGTTGGTCGGAGGCGGCGGCGGCGGTGGCGGCTGCCAGGCATCTAATAACACCGAAACCTTTTCCGGTGCTGGCGGCGGCGCGGGCGCGACCATTATCGTATGGGTTGACTTATCTGCTGCCAGTTCATATGCGATTACTGTCGGAAAAGGTGGTGTGGGAGGCGTTGGCGCAGTAAGTGGTGCAGATGGTGGGGCCACCTCGTTTGCCAGCCTGTTCTCAGCTCCTGGCGGGAAAGGCGGCGTGAAGTCAGGCGTGTCCAATACCGCCGGCGGCGCCGGAGGTACGGCGGCGGCCGGAGGCATCAGGATCAACGGTGGCACTGGGTCAGATGGCCAGACAGGCAAGAGCCTTTTGACGGGTAACGGTGGGGCGTCGTATTTTGGCGGCGGTGGCCGGGCAGGGGCTCAGGCCGGTATTGCTGGCGCTGCTCCTGGCTCCGGCGGTGGTGGCGCGTATGACCTTGGGTTTACCAGCACGGCTTATACCGGCGGCGCGGGCGCGGATGGCATCCTGATCGTGGAAGAATTCGCGTAATGGGGCTGGGTGAGACGGTTTTGGGACAATCATAGCTTCTTAACCGTTTTCATCTCTTTCTAACTTTTCGCATCATGGGACGTGTGAGCGCAGGAATGACGCGGTAAGTATATGAATTAGCGTATAGTTCTAGGAACTTCTAAGCCGTAGGTCACAGGTTCGAATCCTGTAGGGCGTGCCATACTCACTTCTCTTAGCGACCTCTAAAGTCTACTCAACCCAGTATATACGCGGCATTTTCAAATATTCCATTACCTCAATGTCTTCTATGATTCATTGAAATCCACATTCATGTGGAGGGAGATTCCTATTCAATGAAAGGAGATACCCCAGGTGAAGCTCGCAGCCCGCCAGGTCGATATATCTAAAACTAAGAACAAACCCTATAAACTGTATGATGTCGGTGGCCTTTAGCACCGTTTGATGCGCGTGAGTTGGAATGCATTATTGTCAGCCAACGACACGTAACAGCAGGGGCACTTCATTACCCGCATCATGTTTTCAGACCGATAATCAGCGAGCGCTAAGCATGGCGGCTGTGGTAGGATACCGTTGCTGTCAGGAGCCCTCCTCAAAAATATTAAGGCTTGGGTAATATATGAATGCTCGTTCGTTATATTGAAGGAACAGGAGCCTGATTTCACATGTCAGATATTGAACTTGAAAGATTTAAGGCAATGCTTCGTGATGAGTCTATTAATGACCTGCTAACCGCGCTTGCGTACAAGATTCCTTTGTACAGATTAGACCCATTAATCATCAGGGGGCGAACAGAGCACATCACAAATGCGGAATTAATCGAGTCGTTTGACCGATTATATCAGGCCGGAATTTTGATGACTGGTGAGAATGGTCAAGTAGTGAAGGGGCCTAAATGGGTTGAACCAGAGTTCGTGAAAATGGAGAAATACTTTCCGCATCCGCGGTAA